CAGGACTGAGAAAAATTCGTCGCACGTTTGTACGTAGAGCGGAAAAAGCTGACTTCGGGTTGGCCGACCAAATGGGCATCTTGAGCACCGACGGCCACTAATTGCGCAATTCCACCAGACATGATTTATATTATATGGAGTTTTTTATTTTGGCGAGTTCATCCTCAAGGGACTCAATTTTGGATATCGCTTTCTGGAGTGCACCGTACATGGATGCGTATAATTGGTCATTATTTAGGAACTTGACATCATCGATACCATATTTTTCTTCGATTGTATTAATCGATTTTGGCATATATTCCTCTACTTCCTGAGCTATCCAACCGAGGACATTCTTGTCCTTCTGGTACTCACTGAAACCTTCCAAGTCATCTCTCCATCTGAATCTTCTGAGGGGAATGCTTTTCACTGTATCGTAACACATATCAATATTCGCATCCTGGATATTTTCTTTTAGACGGCGGTCTGATGTAGATGACCATGACCCTCCTCCAGTCTTCGCTGCCGTTCCTGTGACTTCTAGATCAAATGTCGGACTCGCAGTTTTGATACCCACTTTACCATCGGTGACAAGCGAGTTGCCTGTATTCGTAAATTGAATTGTTTTAGACGTCGTATTGCCTGTATTTGTTATTTGCTGGAGGGTATATGTCGCCGATATAGCAACATTGCCCAATGTTATCTTTTCTGCCAATATATTACCCGAAACAGAAAGAACATTACTGCCAGTATCTTGTATGAATAAATTGGAACCAACATCTAAGGTATGTGTTGGAGTGAGATTAGATATACCATGTGCGGGTGAATCGGATTTGAAACCGATAGACGGATTCAAGAAACTGATTGTATTTGTAAAGTTAGTACCGACATTAGACAAGAAACCACCATCACCGTAAAATTTATCCGCTTCTATGCCTTGTGTTGCGATTAATTTACCTCCGCTATTGAAACTTACGGTGGTACAATCAATAAGTTCGCCGTCCGCGGCGTATCCCATAACGTTGGACGCTTGCGTACGGGCACTTAATGGTTTAATATATGTCGCATTTGGTCTTGCCGTTTGAAGTGGAGTCACTCCTGCGTTTATAGCAATCGTCGATGGGTGCTGATTATTGGCTCCCGCATAAAAACCAAGCGCAACGGAGTTCATTCCCTGGCCACTTTCACCGGCATGGAAACCCATGGCAACGGCACCTTCTGCTTGTCCATCGTAGCCCGCATTGGATCCCATCGCAATGGTAGCGTTATTTTGACCTATGTAAGCGGCTCTGTAACCTATACCTATACCATATGCCGATTGGGACGTAGCACCAGCCCCTTCACCAAGAGATACGACGAACGGTTTTTGGCGAATGTTACCCTCCACGCGAATATCACCGTTTGCGTGAAGAACTCTACCCGGGAATAAAGCATTTGTACCTATTCCCACATCACCAGTAATGATAGTTTGGCCATTTACCGTTGCCTGTGTAGCCGTGAGACCCGTGGTAAAGAGTTTATTTGTTCCTCCCGTACATGCGTATCCATCTGTCAATAATTTATTTGTTGGACCCGATAAATCCATAACGAGACCATCCGTTGCATTATATTTCATTTGTAATGCATCAATTCGTAAATTTCCGGTTATGTGGAGTTGATCTTGAGGTTGTGTAATACCAATACCAACCCATCCACTATTTATGATGGTCATCTTAGGAGTATCGGAATTTCTGTCCTGGCCGGCTGTTTTTGTATCAAATCTTATTTCACCCGCACGCAAACGAATTCTATCATCTATATCGTTACCCTTGAATAGTAAAAGTTCCGATTTGGAATTTGTAGAGGGTGTGGTTTCGTCAAATACACGATTTTCAATCACCGTATCCAGGAAAGTATTATCACCCACCGTGCCACCGAAATATATAGATTTTGGACCAACCGTACTGTCATTTGTACCCACATATACATTACCAGAAATGGAGAAATCACCTGAATCATTGATTCGGAATTTTTCTTGGTTATTAATCTGGAATACGTGATTATATGTAGAAGGGACATTGTAATTCAAATCTTTGTTATTGTTACCACCTATCCCAAGTTTAACTGCATCTGTACCGGTATCAAATAACTTTAATTTAGTGCCAGTTCCACCCAAAAACTCCATAAACGACCCAGATGCGACTTTGATACTACCATTAACATTCATTTGGTAATTAGTATCTGGTTGCACACCAACACCCAATTTACCACTCATGTACATATCACCACCGCGTTTCAATTCGAAACGATCTGTAACCGTATCTGTACCCGCGCCAGATGAATTGACATCTCTCACAACAAATCCAGCATCATTCGCATCGTTGTGGAAGTCTAGAGCCAATTTAATCGCATCAGTTCCGCCAATTTGTCTTAAATATGCGAAATCATTTGTAGTTCCGGCTTCACCAAACGATACATATGTTTGTGTTCTGTTGGCTTGTATCACATCCGCTGAATTCAAATTAGCATCACTCGCGTCTAAGTGTATATGTCCTTGTACTCTCGCATTGCCAATAACATCTAGATTATATCCAGACGTTGGCTGAGTTGTCCCTATTCCCAATTGGCCCGCTGTAGTTAATACCATTTGTGCGGTTCCACCGGTTCCTTTATTCAATGTGTTATTGTGATGTACCCCACCCCTGTACCACGCAAAATTACCGGCAGATCTAAAGTATTGTGTATTCGTTTGATAACCTATACCAAATGTAGCATTTTCCCCATCGAGTAGATTGATTTTCTGTCTTTTATCGTTGCCGAAATGTTGGAATGTACCAATCTTCAAATCCCGTGCCGTTTCTACATTTGCTGTCGGTTCGGTAACACCAAAACCAACTTGTGCGTACAAATTACTATTAACCAGAGTCATGGCTTTGAGTTCCGGTGTGGGTTCTCCTCCGGATGCTACAATGAAATCAATAGCACCCTGTTCTGCGCCCGCCGTGGGTTCTTTGTGGCAGTATGAGCGTATCACAGAATATGCGTTTTCGTTATTTTTGTAATTTGAATACATAACTTGGCGCACTTCATTTAGTGTGGAGTTCGTACTCGCATCCCTACGTTTGAGCTTAAGTGCATCAACTATACTACCGGCGGTGATGGGACCACATTCAATTTGAACGGCCGCATTTGAGTGTGTCGTACCTATACCAACATTGGACGTTTCCAGATTGATCGAAATAATATTAGATTCTGTCCCGTCGGCGTGAGCATTGCCGAGATGGAAGGTTCCATTATTGACCTGAATGAATGCGTTTTGAACATTATCCGTCTCATCAAATCGCAAGGTGGGATGGACACTTTTAACTCGCGCATCCCCATCAACTTGTAAAGTACTCGTAGGTTCTGTGGTTCCGATACCCAATTTGGTTGTATCAGTGAGAACCATCATAGACGAACCTCCGGTACCGGGATTAAATTTATTTGCGTGATGGGTACCTCCCTTATACCACGCATAACCGGCACCGGATCTGTAATATTGTGTATCTGTCTGCGTACCAATGGCATACGCATCATTATATAAATCAACTAATTGTCGATGTGTTGCCCCAAATTTAACCTTTCCATTAACAAATATGTTTCCATCGACATCCAATGTTTCTCCCGGAACGAGCGTACCTATACCCACATTACCATTCTTGGGCGCTAATAAAATATTGATATTTTCGGTATTGTAATTATTCGAACCCTGAATAAAGAATGAACCACTCGGTCCAACCGACTGATCGACACCCAAACGAGCCGAAAGAGTGCCTATTTCGTTTGAAATATGGAATTGGGAGTACTGATCGTACGAAGGATCGCCGGTTATCGTATATCCCTTATCCGCAGAAACTCCCATTCTGCCCGTAGAAGTTATGATATTACTCGTAACCAGATTAGATAATGTATCACCCCACACCTTTTCTGTTGTTATGTAGCTACTCGGGGGGACGACAAATTCTTTATCGACAAATATTTCAGTAATTGTGCGATTATACCATACATTACCGAATGTTGCGGTATTTGTATTTCCTTGTCCCGTCGCATGAATTCTCGAATCACGAATGAGAATGGCACATCCGGTGAGATCGGAGTTAGATCCACCGCCTAGTCCATTTATATTATCAATTCTGATATAGCCTGGTGGGACTCTGGATACGACATCAAATTCAACGCAGTCATCTCCATTCGTACCCGCTGTCCGCACATATGTATTCAAATTTCCGTCATGTGCGTTTGTAACCGGAAGGGTTCCCGGGTCTCCGGCTTGATGAGATGACCTGGACGCACTAATTGTCATTAGACGACCACCGATGTCATAAATTTTAATTTCCTTGAAATGTATTTTTGTGTTTAAATTATCAGCTCTATCTATTCTTACCGTCCAAGTGATCTCATCGTTATATACTCCAAGTCTGGAATCTGGTGTGAGTACGCCTATACCAACGTTAGACGTAGCGGCTATAGATGTTTTGGGATTTGCGAATTTTGTTGTTATGGTGGTTACATTACCCAATTCGGATGTAACTGGGTTGTTTGTTTCTGTTATTTGTTGTAAAGAAATGTTGGACAACGTTCGCCCATCACCAAAATAGTGATAAGATTCGACGTTACCGTATAAATGTATGTTCATCGTTTCACCGGTCGGTATGATGTCATTCTCTAATATGTGACTATCCGTGAATCCAATCGCAAACTCTTCTTGTTTAGAGGCTCCAGACCCCGTCGTTCTATAGACAACGGCCACATTTGATACTCCTGGGGTTGTAGGATACCCGCCTCGTCTATATAAAGAACCCAGATCATAACCAAGGGTGCCAGTGTTGTTATTACCGAACATCTGGAGCGGATTTTCAACGACTAGCACTTCCGCATACACCAATTGCGATCCTCCTACAACTTGGATACCACCGGTAATAGTAGTCTGACCAGTAACCGATAAATTACCATTAATGCTCATAACGTTACAATCGGCTGGTGCTATGGCGGAGTCATTAATAATTACATTAGACCCGATTGCCATCGTATGATTGGGCGCGGAATTGGCAATTCCCACGTTTGACGTTGTTATGAAACCCGTGTCGACATTACTAAAATTCAGACGAGAGGGTACATTGAGAGATGTTTTCGCTAATTGATCAAAACTTATATTGGACAAAACACCACCATCACCCAAATAGAGCGACGCCGTAACCGTATCGGAGCCCCGTTCCTTGACTCGGTGATCCCGGGTGTTGTAAGACATCACAACATTTTGTGCCACATCTGGTGTCGTTTCCTCTTCCAGTTTCCTGAGGTATACGTTCGTAAATACCCCTGTGTTACCAATGTTCGGCATTATTACTATAATAAAGCAATTTAATTTTTGGGGGTTGGTATATCTTAATTTAATTGAAACCGAATTAAATTAAGATATGTGTTTTTAATGTCCTGTCTATAAATAATTACGGAAGTTCATATATAATTATTTCTGCGCGTGCGGTACTGACGTTCCAATTTGCGCTGCTACTACAATCGGTATTGGTGAGATTTCTAATATTTAATTTTGCGCCACTTGTACCCTTATTTGTTATTGTCGGATACAAAGTAAGTTGTTCATCAGCAGTATTGGTTATGGTAACAGAAAATATGAGTTTTGCTGCGTTGGAGTATGTATGACCGTATGTAAATGCGGTCTGACTGAATCTAGTGGTAGAACTTCCGCCTATACTCACGGTGACCGCCCGTATAGATTTGAACGCAGAGCCACCCGCCGATTCGCCTATTGTCGTATTACCCTGAACTTCGAGACCCGTACCATTTTGGAGTTTGAGATCGGTTGATGTGAGGCGCGCACAAATATTCAAATTTCCGGCTTTTCGTATAGCAAATTCAAATAATCCCTTTTCGGCGCTTGTTGTAACATCGTTTGCCTTGGCGGTTATTTTTGCATATATTCTTGTATTTCCATTCGCATTCTTCCCAGAAAATTTTAATTGACCGAGATAATCGTTATTAGCTGGACTCGCGGAGTTTCTGTATAATGTAAATTCGGGACCGGCAGAACTGGATGTGTCTGTACTCGTCATGGTAACCGCAGACCCGAGCGCGCCCGCTGAGACATTGGATAATACACCACCATCACCCTTGTAGAGACTTCCTGTACCAATTTCTACATTCCCCGTTGCCGTTAATGCCACGTTGGGGTTTGTAAATTGTATGGTATTAGACGTAACGTTTCCTCTATTCGCTATATGAGATAGAGTATAAACCGCAGATACCGCCACGTTCCCCAATGTGATCTTCTCTGCTGCTACATTTCCATCAATAACAAGTACATTACTACCAAATTCATCTATATACAAATTCGAACCCACGGCTAGGGAGTGATCGGGCGCCGAATTAGCGATACCAACATTTGCGGTGGTTATAAACCCGACATCCGCATTAGTGAATTGTATGGTATTAGATGTTGTATTTCCCTGGTCTGAAATAGACTGTAATGTCGTCGCGATATTAGAGAGGAGGCCACCATCACCATCGAATTGGGTCGCTTCTATGGTACCATCCCGAATGAATACATTCGTACCAATAGATAATTGATGTGTAGGAAGTGCGTTCGCAATACCCACATTTGACGCTGTTAAATTTCCAGATATATCCGCATTAGACGAAACTATGAAACCAGTTTTAGCGTTTGTAAATTGTATGGTATTAGATGTCACATTGCCCTGGTCAGAAATAGATTGTAATGTCGTCGCTATATTGGACAATAAGCCACCATCGCCATCGAACTGGGTCGCTTCTATAGTACCATCTCGTATGAACACATTCGTACCAATAGATAATTGGTGTGTAGGAAGGTCATTCGCAATACCCACATTCGACGCTGTCAAATTTCCGGTTATAATCGCATTAGATGAAACCACAAAGCCCGTTTTGGAATTCGTAAATCGTATGGTATTCGATGTCACATTACCCTGGTCAGAAATAGATTGTAACGTAGTTGCTATATTGGAAAGTAATCCACCATCTCCAGAAAATTCCGTGGCACTCACTCTGCCGTTATCAGCAAAGATGTTGTTGCCTATAGACAATTGATGTGTAGGTTCTGTATTCATGATACCGACATTTGATTCTGTAAATATCTTACCATACACATGTACATTCATGGTTTCGGCGGTGGGCAAGATGTGTGGCGTGAGACCCGTGCTCTCGGTATATGCGATCACATACTTTCTTTCGTCTCCCATGTAGCCACTCACAACATTTGACGCCGCTCTCTTCATGACATGACCGAAATCGATGGTATCCGAGGAAAATCCATTCCCCAAAAGAGTTATTGGATCTTTTACGATGACATTTTCGGAATTAATAACGGTGGTTTTTCCTTCGTGTATTAAGTTCCCGGAAATGGACACATTTCCAGAAATATCAACATTCCCCGAAACCGTCAGACTTTTGGATGTTGTAATATTACCCTCCGTGACGATATTACCCGTTATGGTTGCGTCTTTGGCGACCGTCAAGTTACTCGATGTCGTGACATTCCCCGTGGTTGCCAAGTTACCACTAATAGTCGCTTCCTTTGCCACCGTTAAATTGTAGTCGGTTCCTATATTAGCTGTAGTTGTCAAATTACCAGTGACGGCAGCGTCCTTTGTGACTGTTAAATTATATGCGGTTGATATATTACCCGTGGTTTCCAAATTGCCGGTAACGGCCGCATCTTTCGCGACCGTTAAGTTATAAGAGGTTGATACATTTCCGGTAGTTGTTAAATTGCCGGTGATGGCCGCATCCTTTGCCACCGTTAAATTGTACGCCCCTTCGATGTTACCCGTAGTTTCCAAGTTACCCGTGATTTCTGTATCTTTTGCGACCGTTAAATTATATGCGGTCGATATATTGCCCGTGGTGGCCAGATTCCCGGTGACCGTCGCGTCTTTCGATACTGTGAGGTTACTTGATGTTGTAATATTTCCATCTGTCACTAAATTTCCGGTAATGGTCGCTTCCTTTTCTACGGTTAGGTTATAAGCGGTTGATATATTACCCGTGGCGGCCAGATTACCTGTCACGGTTGCGTCTTTGGACACTGTGAGGTTACTGGATGTTGTAATGTTTCCATTCGTCGCCAGATTTCCCGTTATGGTTGCTTCTTTTGCCACCGTTAAATTGTAATCAGTCGATATATTGGCCGTAGTTGCCAAGTTTCCGGTGATAGCCGCATCTTTTGCTATCGTTAAATTGTAATCTCCCGTGATGTTGCCGGTTGTTTCCAAATTTCCGGTAACGGTCGTATCTTTCGTGACGGTTAAGTTACCAGAGACCGTCGCATCTTTCGATACCGATAAACTACTGGCATATGTGTGTAGAGTCACAGCGATACCACCTCCGAGGGTAAGATTTCCCGTCATGTTCGTATTTCCCGAAATAGTTGCGTCCTTTGATACGGTTAGGTTACTCGCCGTAGTGATATTTCCGGTCGTCTCGAGATTTCCAGATATCTCTGTTTCTCGGGTAACGGTGAGATTATTTGAAACTGTAAGATTCCCGGTTGTGATTAGGTTTCCGTATATGTTCGCATCTTTGTGAATCGTGGCATGATACGACGTCGTTAAATTACCAGAAATGACGGTATTACCAAATATATCGACATCCTTATTTGCGATGAGATTACTCGTTGTAACGGTGTTACCGGCTATATTCGCATCTTTACCAACCGTAAGATATTCGGCGGTAATCAAGTTACCACCAACCGTAAGATTTGAACCGGTTTCTAAATTTCCGGTAACGGTCGCATCTTTTGCTACTGTCAGGTTATACGCAGTTGATATATTACCCGTTGTGGCTAGATTTCCAGTTACAGTCGTGTTTTTGGCTACTGTCAGGTTACTGGAAGTTTCAATATTTCCCGTGATAACGGCACCACCGGCCACGGTTAAATTATTTGATGTTGTAATATTTCCGGTAACAACCGTATTACCCGTAATAGATACCTCTCTACCCACACTCACGTTTCCGAGTATATCTAAATTACTTGTAACATCGCCAGCTATATCCAAATTGCTCCCAATAATGAGATTACTCGCAAAATTCACATTACCCATAACATCCAAATCTCCACTTATAAAGGTATTACCCGTAACACCCAAGACATTCGAACCGCTATCATCAACGTATAAATTTGAACCCACATCTAGGGTATGTGTAGGTACAGACTTTAAAATACCAACTCTACTCTGATCATAGACAACAAACGTGTTTGTGTTATTTTTATTCATTAAAGAGAAAATTGTATCTGTATGGACAAACCTGAAATTCGAAAACACAAAACCAAACCCTGTAGTTGTAAATGTAGCCACATCACCTTTCAATAATACCTGATTAATAGAAACGGGTCCCATATTATCGTCATTCAGTAACGCGATTCGTGATCCATTTATTTTGACTTCGTATTCATTACCGTATCCGGCATGCTCGGATGTAACCGTTAATGTTAAGACCCCCTTCGAGGGTGCGGTAATCGAGGTTGTATTGTCGGCGTAGTTTGTTGTGGTTGTAATACCATCGGTTTGCATCATTTTCCATTCATTGACCGAGAAGTCGCCATATACTCGCATGGACATTCCATTGGATGAATTATTACTGAATGCGATAGTATTAGATTGTGCGGCGGTATCTGAATAACCAAACGATAATACATTACTATGTTCTTGGAATACCATGGCGACATTACTCGCCGCACCGGGACGAGTGAGTGAAAATCCCAAATCATTCACCCCGAGTGTATTATCTGAACCTATTTCCAATATACTATCCTTAATTTTTAGGGTGTGCGCGTCTATTGTCGTATTACCAGTGACATTCAGATTCCCTCCAATAGAAACATCACCGGAACGAGTAACATAAAAGTTATTTCCAACATCCAATAAGTGTATTGGATTTGTATTTCCGACGCCCACATTTGAGGTTGTAACTAAACCAGTCACGTTATTTACCAATTTCATAGGAAAGACTGAAACATTAGACGATACCAATATATCATCCAGACCCGAAATAGAACCCGGGCCAATATCCACGATCTCTTTCGTAGAATAGTTATATACAATTGTATTTGAAAGTGTTCTTTGTCCTAAATCATACCGTAGTGGTGCTACGTAAAAGGAGTTTGCGGTAACCATAGGAAACATCTCCCCCGTCGCATTGAGGACGACGGTGTTTTCCGGCTGGTGATCTGCGGTCCATTTACCTAACCTGACTCTCTCTGAGCGGTCGATGGTATTGAGATTCTTCACCATTTAATATATGAACGTATTTTAATTTGCGTAAAGGATCCCCGCCATGCCGTTATTTATTCGTAAAATGTTGTAATTTACGGCAAAAATATCATCATCTATGTTTAAATTCTCACTCCATAATTTGACCGAATTTAATCTACTAAAATTGAGTGTCCCTGTGGGCTGTAAGCTATTTGTTTTTAAGCAGAATGGGTACATGAAAAAGTCCGGAGTAGTGACATTTTCTGTGTGGTAATACGCACTCGCGTCAATATAGTGCGGTTTCGCATATTTCATAACTCCTATATCGGTTCCATTTACACTCAGCTTTATTTTGTTACTCGGTGATGTAAGGGCCGACGATAGAGTTGTATTTGTAGACGCAATATACTTGACTGGATGATTAAAATATAATTCCTGAATCTTTTCTCCCGATGCTGTATTTTGTTGTACTTGCTGAATTAAGATATTCTGGGGTTCGGATGCGAGTTTTATTCTTTCTTCCTCTTCGAGGTAATAAAAATTTGCGTGACACTCCCATTCATAATCTGCCGCACTGGTTCCCCATTCGATAAGAATTTCGACTTCATGATAAGATAAAGCACAAAGAGGTATTGCCGATTGTGCGTTTTCACAATGAAAGAAGCGGAAGGGATAAAAATATGAACGCGTACTTTTACCACCATGGGGCCCATTCGCACTTCTCGACGTATTTGTGGCCATTGTATCTATGGCAATCTTTTCGCAGAAATCGGAAGTTTGTTTATCGATAACGTGACCACCAATTAAGAGGCTGGCACTTTTAATTAAAGTTGTCCAATCCGGCGAATCCTTAGCTTCGCCGTTTTGTGAGATACACAAATATACATATCCCAACAAATCACCCGATTTATCAAATCGGATTTTGGATGAAGATCCACTATTCACTGCCCCCTGTATGGTTTGTTCTTCGAGCGACTGTGAAAAGTTTGAATGTCTCTTGTAAGAAGATACGAAATACGAGACTTCTGGATCGCCTGTGATTTGTTCGTTTTGCGAACCCACAGCAGTCAATTGTACAATTCCAGAAGACATGTTATAATAACTAAAGTTTATTTTTTGACTAGAAAGGTTTCATGTTTCTTTTCAGACACTTAAATCGCATAACAAACACGGCATCCTGGACACTCGCCGGTGTGCCATTTTGTTTGTCGAGGTCGAAAGTTAAGCGATCGAGTTTGAGAATAGGTGTTATATATTGTTGTTCGATGTCGTAATCATCCTTGAAGAAAACGGCCTTTTGGGCACCGGAACCACCGTGCAAACGGTGTTCGCACATGATAGTACCGAAAACAGATTCAATATTGGAACTCGCCACCGAAAGGTCAGCTTTTCCAGTTTGGGTGAATGTGGATCTGAGTTCGTCTATTGAGATATGGATGCATCGTTGAGCATCACCGTTCGTATTGAGGGCGGCTGCCATTAATTTTGCTTCCACAACATTTTCGAGGGGCTTCGGAAAGAATGCCACAAAGTCCGTATTGCTAGAATGACTCAAATTATCTATGAGCACCGTATGTGTTTCATATTCTGTGTCGGGCAGTGTCATCGTCCTGTCTATTATTATACTCCTAGATTAAAAGTCCGCCAATTCCATCCACAATTTCATAATTGGCACTGTCCTCGACGGATTTTTGACCACCGCATACACCACCTGGTGTGAAGGTTTTTCTATTGCCTCCCCGTCGGGTATAGTATGCCGACTTTTCTCCGGGGCCGGGAATACAAGCGATATCATCTTCGAGGGCATTTATTTTTGTGTCTCCAGCCGGTTTAACTGTTATCGGCTTCGGTAAGTATTTATCACTTTTTCGATTTATAACATACAGGACTAATATCAAAGCTACCAATCCTATACTAACCGCAACTCGGACTCGGTCTGGGGTATCCATTATATAATGACTTAATATTATATTTTACAATAAAGTGCGTTAAAGATAATTTAATACTTTCAAGTTAAAGAGTAGATGGACGAAGAGATAACACTCGATCGTGGAAATGCTACTGTGATGAAATTGGATGATGATGAACAGGCCATCATGGACGAGATTCAAATTTCGGCGCCGAGAATTCAAAAGCCCAAGAGACCGACAAACAATAGACCGATGGGGAGAGCGCCTGCTCCATCGCACCAGGAAGCACTCGATGCTTTTGTAAATCCAACTAAACAAAGTGAAATGCCCCGACAGCAAGAAGAAGAAATTGATTATGGTGAGGATCCCACATTTATGGGAGATGATGATGTTTATGGTGGAGGTGGAAATGATTACGGCGGCCAAGAACAAGAGGAACGACCGTCTCCGAATTTTGCAACCATCGACGACGAGAAGGCCGATCTCATGAATAAAATTGCTAGATTAGAGAAAAAAGGATTTTCGGTGAATAAACGTCTCACGGCGTATTCGCCCGTGGATGAGCTTCGCGCCGAAGTGAAAAGGGTGATGTATTCTATTGAGGTTGATCAATCCGTTCGTTTTTCCAAGCGTATGTTGATTGCTTGTGTCACAGGTCTTGAATTTCTTAACAAACGTTACAACCCATTCGATCTTCAACTCGAAGGTTGGAGTGAATCAGTGATGGAAAACCAGGATGATTACGATGGTGTCTTCGAAGAATTGTACGTTAAGTACCGAACGAAGATGCACGTCGCTCCGGAAGTTAAGTTAATACTCATGCTTGGTGGTTCTGCCATGATGTTCCACTTGACCTCTACAATGATGAAATCCTTACCGAACATGGGAGATGTTTTGAAACAAAACCCGGAGATGATGAAAAATATGATGCAAGCGGCTCAGAACATGGGCAAAGCTCAGACGGCGGTGCCCCCGGCCACACAAAGTCCCGACGTTGATGATGCTCCGTCGTCGGGTCAATATGAGATGCAGGGTCCGGGCATTGATCTTGGAAGCCTGATGAGTGGTATGGTTGGCCCGCCGCTACCGGTTAATACTACCCCGGAAGTTCCAAAGGAGACGACTACCACCACTACCAAGATTCCGGTCGTGGAAGATGACATCTCCGATATCGTTTCCATCTCAGGAGAATCGACTGGCGGCGAGGTCAAGGAAGTTTCAATTTCTGCGCCGGCGACCAAGAAGCGAACCCGAAGAAAAAAGAAAACTGAAATTAATCTCTAAACCTAGAGTATGATAGGGTACGCTTTCATCGAGGAAGAGGAACCACCGACACCAGAACAAGTTAAAAAAGTGTCTAAACCTGTCAACCAATCTGACCCTAAAGGTTTGGAAGATACCGAGTGTAATTATCTAGTATTGTTCTTTATTTTAGGAGTTGCGTTATTGGCAGCAACAGACAGGCTGCAATAAGCACTACTTAAAATAAGATGTTAATTTCCATGTTTGGAGTGTTATTTTAATTCGCAAATAAAACTCCTGCCATTCCCTTATCTATTCGTAATATATTGTAATTTACCGCATAAATTATAAGTTCCTCCGTTTCCGCGCGCTCGTATCCCTTTTTCACATTTCTTAGAATGAGTTTTGCGTTATCGAGCCGACTGAAATTGCATGTCCCCGTTGGTTTATAACTGGAAGCATCTAGACAGAAGTTATACGCGAAATACCTAGTATAAAATGGACAATCTTTGTCTTCGTCATATTGGATAATTCCGAATTTTGTATGATTATAATTTTGTACGATGTGGAAGTAGAGAGGACTCATATTTTCCAATAAAGGTGTTCCGTTGATTTGGATATCGGCAGTTTTAAATGTCAAATAGTCCTTTTCAACAATTGCCTGTTTCGTTGTATAACCAAAAAACAGAGACTTTACGGGGTGGTTAAATTGTGAGAGATCGATGTCATTATAACCATTTGTGGATGTTACATAACTTGTAGAGGCTGACTGTGCTGAATTGTACGCATCCAATTTTTCGTCGACCACTAATTGTTGGGCATTTATTGCTGTGGGATTTGGTGGAGTGGCTGTTTGTAATGCTTGTAATAATTTGTTGGCTTCGTTGTATTCATTTTGAGCTTCTGTTGCCCTTTCTTCGTAAAATTCGGTATCATCACAATCAAGTGTCTTTTTAATTTGTTGGCATTGGGTGATAATAATATCCATCTTCTTACTCGTAAATCGTCTCCTCTCTTCGGCGTCGAGGTAAATGTAGTTTCCGTAACACCGGATATTTTGAGCACTTGCTCCCGGGGCAAAGTCTATTTTAATCTCAACTTGATGGAATTGTAATGCGACGAGGGGAATGAACGATTGATTATCTCCGAAAAAGTAATGAAGCGATAAAAAGTTAGGATTTGTTGTCGAACATTTATTGTTAATTTCTTGGGATTTTGTGTATGTATCTGCCATGTAATTTTGCCATATATCACTACTGTAATCAAAATCATATGAATCAACCTTTTGACCCCCAATATAGAGGGAAAATTTAGCACCGAAGAAGGAATTCAGTAGATTTGTCCCTTCAAACCACATCGCATTTAACAAATCTCCCCAAACTGGCACTATAATAGAAACGTCTTCAGTAGATATTTCTTTTATAAGCTTCGGGGCTTGTGAAAAATTGGTATGTCGTTGATATTTTAAGTTGAAGAAACTCATACCTTCCGACGTTGTTAAATACACATCTTGTGCACCTTTGCTTACTAACTCAACCAGAGCACCTGACATCGGTATATATTTATAATGTACATTATAAAAACAGACACTTTCCCTGAGTGAATGCGGTGGGTGATTCTGCGTCATCGATCTTATTTAGATTTGTGGGCAAATTGAACCCTCCCTGTCTATATATTTTCAAACGTTTGAAGTACATAGCACTTAAGATCGACCATGAATCGTGAATATCGTAGATGTGAGGATTATTCTTTTTTCCTGCTGTTTCTCTCATTATCCTTCCTATGCTTTGTGTAATATCGGATTTGGGTGTCGCCAGAATGACTGTATCTAGGGATGGTATGTCCAACCCTTCATGCGCCTGACTGAATGTGGCAAAAATGATCTTTTTCTTACTGGATTCTTGGAGATCTTTTTCTTTCATGCCTCCCATGTAGAGTCCCGAATTTTTGGGGAAGCATTGGTGTAACATCTCACAATGGAGTCGTCTCTCACTGAGAACTAGCAATTGTCTCGTACCCGATGACGCCTTCTTGACAAGGTTTACTAGCATTATATTCCTCTCCCTGTCTTCTGTTAAATTTGTTATCATCGTGGGAAGAGATATCTTACCAAAGCGAGTGCAAGGTGGTGGATTTTCATATGCCTGTGATTTATATACTATGGGAAATACATCTACTTGATCCTGATTCTTTCTCTCTATAGACACAATAGTTGGTCCCATGAACCAATGAAGAACCTTTGTGAGTCCATCTTTTCTTTGTGGTGTTGCTGACAAACCAAATATATGTCTCGGGCATAATTTGAATAGTGACTGTGAAAATGTTCGGGCACAAATATGATGAGCTTCGTCAACTATCAATGTACCTATACTTTCAAAGTCTTTGAAACTGTATTCTCGTTGTGTTAAGGATTGTAACATCGCAATAACGAAATCGTATCCTTCTACTTGTAGTTTATCTTGTTGTACTATACCTACCTTCGAACCCGGACAAAATTGATGTATTCTTTCTCTCCATTGGTCAGCTAGGAATTGTTTATGAACTATAATCATTGTTCTGTATCCCAATTTACTCGCGATGGCTAACGAAACGGTGGTCTTGCCATACCCACAGGGAAGGGAGATGATACCTGAGCCTCTTTCAACAGCCCTATTACAGCTCTCAACCTGATGGGTTTCATTTCGAAGTTTTCCGCGAAAAACGATAGAAGCCCCGGCCGGTTCTGGTCTTCTGTCTTCTCCTGGAGCCCCCATCTTATCAATTCCGTAGAATCTTGGAATGCACACTCCATTCTTCGCTGGTTTAAATACTTTGAAAGGCGGTGGAGGAAATCCATATTCGTTATTACACAGGGGTCTTACTGTTAAGTCCTTTTTTATTTCCTGAAGTCTGTCACTGGTAAGGTATCCGGTGCGTGTCAGTATACCCATCGCGTTATTAGTTTAAAGAATAAAAACTTTATATAATATATTATAGTACAATGCCGATTCTTAACGTCGAGGAGAATATCAAGAAAATCAGTGAATCCATCGCCGCGGCGACACAGGAGGTCCTTCGCATGGAGGGTGCCTTGCGAGTTTTCCAAGGATTTAAGGAAGGCGGCCTCGAGGAAGTTGATATTCCGAATGTCCCGGAAGGTGCCACTCCGGTTGATGCACAGACGCCGACCATTCCGGAAGAACCGGAAG